AGTCTTCTTGGCAAATCATCTTCGTATGGCAATCCAGGTTCATTCAGCAACTGTGCGTTTTATACAAAATTTACTTCCGGCACATCAGGAATCACATCATTCACACCTATGCTGCAATACGTTAACGTGGACAAGTGCACATTCGTAACTGAAAATCTAATGTGCACAAGTTTAAGAGTTGCAGGTTCTGGCGTAAAAATTGAAGATTGTGCATTTATTGGCGAGACTAAATTATCACCTCAGTCAAGCGGAACTATGCAAATGTTCGTCAATGAAAGCTCGTACACCAAAACTAAAATTATCTGGGCGGTGAATATGTCCTTGACTGAGTCTTCCAGCGAATACCCTATTACACTTGTTTTCGAAAATTATGTAAAATACCTCATGGTAGATGCCGATATTTTAGGCGAAAATATTTCAACTAGCTTCGGTGATTCCACCTGCCGTGCACTTACGACAGAACAAATCAAATCTGAACAATATCTCGAAGATATTGGTTTCCTGCCATAACGGGGTGATTTTATGTGGAGTACAGAAAACTGGGTTCAGGACGACACAAAGCTGTCCGGTTATCCGTCACCAGTCGGGACAGCGTACCCAGAAGCATTTTCACTTGATGGATTTGTTTCGCTATGGAAAAAATCAGCAAGTGGGTATTTTATCCCATCGGAAGATATTTCGCCGTTTTCGATTGATGGATTCGCCACAATATGGCTGTTCAATCATCAATTCAATGGCTATCCGCATCCGGCGGAATTCCCAGTAGAATCGAAATATCCTGCATTTACGGGATTCTCGGTTAACGGCATTGGTGCGGATTTTAAGCAGATAAGCCAAAGCAGAGCAGTCATCCTGCCCGAAAAAATTAATTTCAGATTTGACATAAAGGAGACTTTGACATTATGATTCAGAATATTTTGATAACCGTGCTGACATCCAGCGGAATTATCGGTATCTTCACGCAGTTTTTATTAAACCGCCTGAAAGCATCCGAACAGAAACAGCAGGCTCTTGAACTCGGTGTGCAGGCACTTCTGAGAGACCGGCTGATTCATCAGTATGAGAAATACAAATCCAGAGGCTATGCACCCATTTATGCCAAAGAGAATTTTGAAAATCTCTATGAACAATATCACAAACTCGGCGCAAACGGCGTGATGGATTCCATTCACGAAGAATTTAAGAATCTGCCTGCAAGGAGTGATGCAACATGAAAAACTGGCTCAGACGTGCCCTTCGGACAGCTCTGCAATCGGCAGCCGGCTATCTGGCCGTGGCCGTTCCTAATGTGGACTGGTCGGCAGAGAAAGCTGTTCTGAAAACAACTTTAATCGGTATCGGCGTTTCTGCAGTATCGGCAGGGCTCGCCGCCGTGATGAATCTCGAAGAAGATGAGGAGTGATTTTATGGCATATCAGATTGTAGATGAAAAAATTATCGGAAAAGCTGTCGTATCAGACGGCAGTTTCACACAAATGAAGCTGATGCACATCATCTGCGATACTGCCGCAGAGATTCCCGAACCTGAACCGGCATGGTCAGCCGGTTCACGATGCGACATTCTCGAAAACGGCGGAAATGTGTATCTGCTTTCCACGGCAAGGGAATGGAAACCTGTAAATTTTTATAATCGGGGCGGAGACGGCGGCGATTTCGACCCTGACAGCTATTACACGAAGCCGCAGACAGATGCAAGAATCACGGAAAAAGTCGCTGAAATAATTTCCGGTGCACCGGAAGATTTCGACACACTCAAAGAGGTGTCCGACTGGATTAATTCTCATGAAGATTCAGCGGCGGCCATGAATAAGGCGATTCAGGCAAATGCAACTACCATCGCTGGAAAGGTTGACAAAGTATCTGGTAAAGGGCTGTCGACAAATGACTACACAACAGCCGAAAAAACGAAACTCGCTGCTCTGGAAAATTATGATGATTCTCAGATTGTTGCCGATATTTCTGCTTTACAAACTTCTGTTTCCGGAAAAGTAGATGCCATTTCCGGAATGGGACTTTCTCAAAATAGTTTCACTGATGCTGAGAAAGCAAAGCTCGAAGGAATTGAGGCAGGCGCAAACAAAACAACAGTGGACTCTGCTTTGAGCAGTTCGAGCACAAATCCGGTACAGAATCAAGCTGTCTATACCGCATTAAACAGTAAGGTAGATGTGATTACTGGAAAGCAATTATCTACCGAAGATTACACCACCGCTGAGAAAACAAAACTTGCCGGAATTGCCGAAGGTGCAACCCGTGTCACTGTCGATAGAGAAATCACGCAAAACAGCACAAATCCGGTCAGCAGTTTTGCTATATGGGACGCACTCGACGAGAAGGCAGGCGACATCGCCATAGGAGATAAAGCGGTGTTTGATTCTGTATATGGTTTAGGAACAGCTATTACATCAGGAACAGACCTCAACAGTTTAACGACACCGGGGAATTATTACTCACCTTCTTCAAGTGTAAGTGGGAGTCTTTTAAACTGCCCATTGCCTTACAATGGCTTCAGGCTCAATGTATATTACACATCGTCATCGGCACGTATTGAACAGGAACTCATCCCTAATGTAGTTGACGTTCAATGCCATGAAGTCTACAAGCGCAGTATCGTTTCCGGAACTGCCGGCTCATGGTATAAATTCACCGGCGAAGCAGTTCAGGCAGCAGGCACAAATGCTGTTTCAAATGATACGAACACATCCGAAACAATATAAAATATGAGGTGATTTGAATGAAAGGCATTGATATTTCCCATCACAATAATGACAAGGGAACAATTGATTTCCAGAAAGTAAAACAATCCGGCTATGATTTTGTTATTATCAAGGCCGGCGGCGCAGAAGCCGGATATTATAAGGATTCTTGCTTTGAAAAAAATTATGCAGATGCAAAATCAGCAGGCCTGCACGTTGGCGCATATTACTTTACATCTGCATTCACCACGGCAGAGCAGGGGCGCAAAGAAGCGCAGAAATTCATTGACATTATCAAGGGAAAGACATTCGATTTTCCGGTGTATGCAGATGTAGAACGATTTGCAGGAAATCCAGCGGGTGCGACAGATGCCACAACTGCTTTTTGTGATTTCATGGAAAAAACCGGATATTTTGTCGGGATTTATTCAAGTGATATTTCCGGTTTCAAAGATAATCTGGAGATTGACAGGCTGGAAAACTACAGCAAATGGGTTGCAAGATACGGCTCAAGCCCGAAGTATGTCAAAAATTATGGTATTTGGCAACAGGCGGAAACAGGCAGAGTTGACGGAATTTCCGGAAATGTTGACTTGAATGAATGCTATGTCGATTATCCGGAAATTATTCAGAATGCCGGACTGAACGGCTTCCCGAAAGAAGGACCTTCGCAGGCAGAAAAGAAATCCGTTCAGGAAATCGCTGAAGAAGTTCTCGCTGACAAGTGGGGAACAGGTGCAGAACGAAAAGAACGTCTGACTTCTGCCGGATATGATTATGCAGAAGTGCAGAACGCTGTCAATGAACTGCTTGCTTCTGCTGATGAAACACAGCTCGCTGATGCTCCGGAAGATATGCCTGTTGAAAATAATGTGGAATCTGTTGAAATCACACTTAAAGCGGACGGAAAGACCTATTCCGGAACGCTCACAAAAGATTGAAAGGATTGATTTTATGACAGATGTCAGCTTTATTGCATTATGCAAAGAAACTATCAGAGATTATGTGAATTCTCATACTGACAAGACAGACAATGTACAAATCAGCGCAGATGATGTCTATATTGTCTGGTTCTGCAAGACACTACAGAACTGGAAGGCTCTTGTCTCGACAATGCTTCCGGACGGCATGTATTACGAACTCACACACAACGGCGATAAGAATGAAACCTATGTCGACTGCTACAAGAAGTGGGAAAACTTCACAGTCAGAAAGGATTGAGATTATGAATTTTGAAGAATATATTGGAACAAAGAGAATCAAGGCTAAGCCCATGACCAGAGGGGAATATAACAAATATCGTAGCTGGATAACACCTGAAAATGAGAATCCTGATGATGAAGGCTATCTTGTCAACTATCCGGACGGCTATCAGTCATGGAGTCCGAAAGAAGCCTTTGAAAACGCCTACAGAAAATCAGGTGAAATGACATTCGGTCATGCGCTCGAAGTCCTCAAACATGGTGACAGAGTTGCCCGAACCGGCTGGAACGGGAAGAATCAGTATATTCAGCTTGCAACTTGTATCAGCTACAAAACTACTGACGGCGAAATCATCAATGCGGAGCACGATGCAATCGGAAATAAGGCTATCGCTTTTGTTGGCACTTCCGGCATTCAGCTCGGCTGGCTGGCATCACAAGCAGACATGCTCGCAGAGGACTGGAAGATTATTGAATAAAAATATGCGGGGGGATTGAAAATCGCTGTCACTGTTTTCGGAAGTGACCGGGGTCAGGGCAAATACTGAACAATGCGAATTCAAACAGGGTAATAGCCCTGTTGTTTTTATCGGAATATCAATGAAAAATCCGGCAGTGCTTTGATTTCTGCCGGATTTTTTTTCATTGGATAAAAATAACCAATACGATAAGTATATTTTAAGCGGCAATAAGTAACCAGCCCTGCGTGAATTTGATATGTTTCTTATATTTGTATTGGCTTAAAGCAACAGAGGAATCTTTAACCATACACAAAATCTGTTCTAAGGGCGGTTCGTTTGTTTCGTTAGTGATATTGATGCAGATAATCGCCTGCTTGTCTTTGACAATGATTCTGTCCACAATTGTGTCCACTAACTCTTTCAAATCCTCTGCCTGTGCATTCGCAATCAGTCTTTTCAGAGCGATACGGAAATGCTCCTGTGTGAATATCGGTGCAGGTGCAGAAACAGCATTCAGACGCTCCGTCAGCTCTGACTGCTTCTGTTCCAGTCCTTCAATCGTTCGTCTGACTCTTTCACTGTTGAGTCCGCTCAGAAGTGCATCTACAGCATTTTGCAGTTTCTTCTCGACAGCAGTGAGTTCCTGTTTCAGGATGTCATATTCATTTGTCGGTGCGCTTTCTTCTTTCTGATATTCAGCATAAGCGGCATTTGCAAGCTGTGTCAGCTTTTCTTCGGTCAGATATTCCTGCAAAGTGTTTCTGACAGTTTCATGAAGCTGTACAGCTTTTCCGGCTGAATGACAGCATTTGGAACATCTGTAATAATGACGTGCGCCTTTATCTGTGCTGTGTCCGCAGACAGGATGTCCGCATTCTCCGCAGACAGCTTTTCCGGTCAGAATATAATTGAAATTCGTCCGGTTCTTCCTCGATTCATGTACGCACCTTGCACGGTGTTCCTGCACCTTGTCAAAAACTTCCTGTGTGATGAGTGCCGGACACTTTGAAATTCCCTCTATTGTGCTGACCTGATACTGTCCGATATACACAGTATTCTGCAACATTTTTGAAATATTGCATGTGTTCCATTGCCTTCCGGAAGCGTTCGGAATGTTCCGCTGATTCAGGTCAGCGATAATATCCGCCTGCCGTTCGCCGTCTGCATAACGCTGGAAAATCTGCTGTGCGACTGGCGCAGTTGCCGGATTGATTTGCAGATAATGGTCAGTGACCTGATAGCCGTACGGCGCAATACAGCCGATAAATCTGCCCTTGTCAAAAGATTCTTTCAGTCCTCTTTTGCACTTTCTGGACAGTTCTGCACTGTAGTATTCGTCCATAGATTCCAGAAGCCCTTCCATGATGATGCCTTCCGGCGTGTCGGTGATGTTCTCTGTTGCCGATACGACTCTGACACCATTTTCACGGAGTTTCTTTTTGTACAGTGCGCTGTCGTAACGGTTACGGGCGAACCTGTCCAGCTTGTAGACAAGCACGGCTTCAAATCCCTGTTTTCTGCTGTCAGCAATCATGCGCTGAAATTCCTGACGTTTGTCACTTGTTCCGCTTGTCGCCCTGTCAATGTACTGAGCGACAATTTTTATGTCGTGCTGTTCTGCATAGCATTCACAGACGTGGAGCTGTCCTTCAATGCTCTGCTCGGTCTGATTCACGGAACTGTATCGACCGTAAAATACTGCTTTTCTCATGTTCAAAACCTCCTTTTAGTGAATCCGTCCAGTCATAAAGCTGGACGGATTTTTTTGCAGATGAAATTAGTCTGATTTCTTCTCCTCGTCCGTATCAACATTTACGAATTCATCAGTGGCTTTTCTTATTTTTCTGCTTGTTTCGATAAGCTGTACAAGAGTATTGATTAAAATTGCACGCATATCAGGTGGCAAAGCTGAAAGCGTTTCCATCACTTCTTTTTCTTCGTCAGGGTTCAGGTTCATTCCTGCAAATGAATTTGAGGGGACTACTGGCTCTCTCCCAAGAATGTAATCCGTTGTAACATGGTAAAAATCAGCAAGTTTAATCACGGCTTGCAAGCCAAGATTTCTGTCTCCTGTTTCATACTCCCGACACATTG